CCCACATTCACCACGGCCAGCGTCTCCCCAGCCGCCCCCGCCCCCGTGAACGGGTAGACCTGCCCCTCCACTTGGATGGTCGTAGCCGTCAACAACGTGCCGGATACCTTGCGTTGCTTCTCCTCGAAGCTGCCACGCAGGGCACGCACCAACCCCCGACTGGATTCATTGTTTAGCACGCCATAGAAGAGTTTGGACATGGCTACTTCTCGTCCTCCCGGTCAATCTGCCGCCCCGTCACCACGGACTCAATGCCATAGTTCTCAACTGACAGATTCAAGCTGGCAAGCACATACTGGCGAACCTCCGTGCGCTTGTCGTAGGTCCAGGTGGTCGTGTAGATTTGGCCTGCCTGCAACGGGCGGGCGTCAAAGGCCAGGGCCATCGTGACGGCGTAGGGGCGACGGGCCAGCCAGTACCTGCGTCTTGCTTCCGCCAGGGCGACCGTGGCGTCAGCACAGACGAACGGCCCGACCCGGGCCGTTTGCCCCGTCCTTGCCAGGGTGGGGGGATAGGTGACCGTCTCCTCGGCGGGATCGTCCGGGGTGCGCCACAACAGTTCGATCTGGCCCACGCCCAAATTCGGCCCACGCTCCCCGGCCAATTGGGTAATCTGGTCGCGGGTCCAGGCCCCGTCCGGCGTGATGGCCGAAAGGAAGCGGGATGGGCGGACGGTCAGCTTGCTGTCCCGCCCGACCTGAATCTGCGCTCCGCCGAAGGAGGCCAGATCCGCCAGGATTGGCCACAGGTTTCCCCCGACCGTGGTATAGTCGGTCGGGGAGAGGGTGCCTCCGGCGTCGATGATGGCCCCCGCGGGGATGCCGGCCTGTGCCGTCAAGGCGTCGATGGCGTCGGCTATGGTCCCGCTTGCCATCTGGACGCCCGGGGCCTGCACGTCCGGATCCACCAGCACATCCACCTCGTCCAACCGGGCGCGGCTGCCGGCGTCCGTCATGGCTGTGATCTCGATCAACAGCCAACGGATACGGGCAGGGGTGGCGGACAGGTCCAGGGTCCAGGCAGTGCCAGGATGCCCGGCCACAGTGGACAGGATGGCGTAGTCAGCCGTATACCCCACCTCATCCGGGTTGCGGACCAGGGCCAGGGAGGACGAACGCACCACAAAGTCCCGCAACCCGGCCAACCCGCTCGCCCGCCTCAGCTTCACCGTGGCGACGGGCCAAGCCTCGGTCGCCACGCCGCTATCCACGAACAGCACGGCATCCCCGGCAGAGTGGACGGCCGCCGTCGTCCCGTTTGCCCCCCGTGCCACCACTTCCACCGTCCCGGAGGTGAAATTGCGGTTCTGGTAGGTGACTTGTTCGTTGCCCACCTGGGCGGTACCGGTGAGGGGCAAGCCTTCCACGGACGGTCCCGCCACGTTGCGGACGGCAATGGTCGCCCCGGCCCCTGGCACGGTGTCCGTCATAGCGTCAATCAGCGTCAGCCCCATCCCAGGCAGTTCCAGGAGCAGCCACGCCTTGTCCGTGTTGAGGACGCTGTAGCCGGGAGTGGCGATGCGGCCCACGCTCCAAAAATCTGCACTTCCAGACGGAAGGGTGGGGTTGAAGACCATGCGGGCGGTTTCCCCCGCGCCCATCCCGGAAATGGTTGCGCCCACCCATCCGGCGCTGCCCCAGTCCGTGAGGGGTTCCGTGTCCCCCCAGGCGACTTGGCTATGCCCCTGCGCCCCCGGCCCGTCGTAGAGACGGAGAAGCCCGGACATCGGGTCCAGGTAGTTGAAGATCAAGTGTCCACCCCCGATGGGGAAGGGGAAGACCGGACTGCTTACTTCGGTCACTGTCAACGTTCCCCCGGTCAACCCCGCCCCATCCCCGCCAAGGGCCGGCCCCCACTCCTGCCCCAGGGTGTCGATGAATATGACTCGCCACGCCCCCGGTACGCCCGTCACCCTCACGTTGTCCGTCCCCACGGAGGAGAGGCTGGCAAGGGCAGTCTGCATCGTGGCAGCCGTGGCGTTGTAGGCAATGCCAGCCGTGGTCTGTGCCGTCACGGTCAGCGTGAACGCCCCCCCGGTGGCATCCGTCGTCACATCGTATTTGCGGTTGCCCAGATTGTAGGTTTCCACTTCCCGCAGGTCGATGATGGCCGCCGCCTCGTGGTTCGGGTTCTCGGCTTGGAACAGGTCCGGGTTCTCCGCCAGGATCACCCGGTCGCCCGCCTCGAAGTCCAGATTGCCGACCGGGGAATAGCCGTTCTCAAAGCGGACCATGTAGTCGATGCCGGCGATCAGCCACACCGAAGCGTCCCAGGTCCCGAAGAAGGTGAGTTCCACCCACCGATACCCGTCCCCTTGACCCGGATATTTGGTGATGTGCACCTGAGTGATGCCAACGGGGTTCGTGATGGCGTCCAGGGGTTCGGTGTGGGGTGTGTGCAGCGGATTGTGCTCCCCGAGGTAGCGGTCGTTGATCCAGCCCGTAGACAACGACCCGTCTGTGGCAAGCCCAGGGGCTACGCTGGTGCTGGTGGAGGTGACTTCTCCTGTGCCGTCCCCGATGGCTTTGTAGAGAGGGGCAAGCGTGCTATCCGCGCTGACAGAGGCAGAGTCGGCCAGGTCATGCGCCCCCACCCGCAAGCCGATGACGTTGGCGGTGAGGGGCATGGCGTCCAGCCCGCCCACCGTCAGGGTCCAGCGCCCAAAGCGGTTGTAATCGTCGGTGCTGGAATGGGAGAGCACCCAGCCTACGGCGAACGTGGTCCAGTCGTCCCACGTGCCGCCGCCTTCCGTTCCCGTCGTCACGTCACGGGTCTGCAAGAGCACCAGCACCCCAGGCCGCAAGACGCCAGGATCTACCAGCACCCCGGAAAGTTCCACCCGCCACGTGATAGCGGCCATTTCTTCGTCCATAGATTCCTGGAACGTGAATCGCCCGTCGTTGTTTCCGAGCGGGAACCAGAAGTGCGCCACGGCCCCGGCGCTGTGGACGCCCGTATACTCAGCGTCCAGGGTGTCCCGCTCCAAGCCGGTCAACGTGTTGCCCGTCCTGCCAGAATAGGTTGCCAGTCCCCAGCTTTGCCCCGTGCCGTTCGGCCCCAGCCACACCGTGCCGGACGTGGGCCACGTGGAGGCATCTGTCAGGGCTACGGACGTGTCAGATGTCCCGACCGCCGTGGCGACCGTGGTCGAGGCATGGGGCGTGTAGGCTGCCAGGGACAGGGCGCTAAAATCCCAATATCCAGATTCAGACGACTTGCGCCAGGCCGGTCCCAGAAATGCCCGGAACTGCACGTAGCCCGTGCGCCCGGTCAGTTGCAGGTCCAGGGCTTGCGGTGACGGGTCCGGGAGGGTGGACGGCGACGGGGTGGACGCTGTGCCCGCTGCGACGGTTGCAGAGGCAGGAGAGGGCGCTGCACCCGTCCCCGCTGCCACGCCAGAGAGGGTGGGGGAGGGAGCGGCCCCGGTTCCCGGAGTGGCGACAACGTTCTTGTCCGTGGCAAAGCTGCCGCCCGTTGGCAGCGGCGGCACAACCATTTCCAAATAGACGCCGAAGCCGTCCACCTGCACCCGTGGCGGCAGGCGCATCTCGCCGTAGACGCCGAAAGCGTCAAGTTGGATTCGTGGCGTCAGGTCGCCTTCGGTGTAGATGCCAAAGGCGTCTACTTGCACGGTCGCCATGAGCTAGAAGTCCCCGGAACTCACAAAGCCGTAATTGGTCGTCAGCACATCCGCATTGTTCCAGTTGCTACCATCCGGCTGCAAGGCGAACCGTTCCGTAATGTTCCCCTGCGTAGTGGGCAGGGCGATGCTTGCGCCGTCGTCGTCGGACACCCCATCCGATACCCGGAACGTGAGCCGGGAATCCACCTCTGAATTGTCCTTGAATGCATACGCCACGGGCCACACCGCCGCAGTTTCAAAGCCAGCGGGCAGGGCTGCCGTGGGCGAAACGGTGAAGGTGTTCACGCTGCCCGCCGCCAGGGTACTCACGTAGTCCGTGGCGCTGACGGGGGTTTCATCCAACAAGACATAATGGTCCACGCCCGTAGATGGCGTGAACGTCTTTATAACGTCAGCAATACCCTTGTAGTACGGGTATCTCTTAACGGGCGGTGGCAGGGGGGCCGCCTCGTTTGGGGTGGCGTCAATATACAGGTCATCCATAAAGCAATCCCCCTTGTAAAAATAGGGAGCCGGGCTTGTTCCCCACGAGAAAGATTGCATGGGCTTCGTGCCTGTATTCCCCACAAAAGACATTTTCAAAAGCCCGTCAATGTAAAAGTAAATCCAACCATCAGTTCCATCTATCTTGCAATCTATGCCCCAATGATGCCAAGCGCCAAGGCCCTCATGTGGCATTGAAGCTACAAGCGAACCATTGACATTTATAGAGAAGTTTGCTCCAGACAGGTGAGCACGCAGAGCAAAGATGGGCGTGCTAGAGGTGGAATTGTAAACTCTAAGAATTTCCGCATAACTATAACCGCCGGTTCTAGGTATGATGCCCCATCCGCTGCGTGCCTGATTCGTATCTGGAATGCTGGCAGCACCTTTTACCCCCTGGTCATTTGTTGGAAACTTAAATGAAGATGTTCCCGTGTATGCCTGCGTCGATGAAATAGAGATACCGCCGCTGACACTGGTAAACTCTTTTAGACTGCCACTTTCGGCCCCGGCCTTCCACAATGGCGTGATTGCCATGTCATGCCTCCCTATCCATAAATCTAACTATCAAGAATCATTCAATCACATACGGCAGCAGGTCGGTTATGTGCACGGTTACGCCCCAGAACAGGCCCCCTCGGTAGCCACCACTGGGCCTGGGTAGATGCACGTTCCCCGACGTGAACACGGTCTCCACCATTTTGTGGTCCCACAGTTCCGCAGCCGTCAGCTCCACAGACAACGCCCCGCCCAACAAAGTGGTGTGCCAAAAAAGGTATTCAGCGGGCGTCAACCAACGAAAAGTCCAGGTGAGGAGCTGCGGCCCAGCGGGGATGACGACGCCCTGCCCGTTCTTTGTGCCAGGTTCGGGGGGCAGGAATAAATAATTTCCCCTTCCGCTCATGGATGTTGGTATTGCTACGCCGTTCAGGCTAGGGACGGCCATGATTACATGCCCTCCATAAATTCTTTCAACCACTTAATTATGTCATTCTTCACGCTGGTACTGATTGCCAAAGCCCACGGTTGGGCCATTACGCCCTTTTCCGAAGTAAAGCCACCGAACAAATTTTCAGCCATTGTCACCCCTAGCCCCGTCAACGCAGCAGCATTCTTCTTGTCGGCAAAACTCGCCCCCATCGCCCCCACCGTCTCGCCCGCAAAGTCCACCGTGCCGTCTGAAAACGTGGTAGCGATGCCGGTGGACAGAGTTTGGCCCAGGCTGGTGAAGTCCAGGTCACCGAACTTGGCTTTCAGTTGCTTGTCTACAAAGGCCAGCCCTTCCTTGATTCGCCCCTGCTTTTCCAAGTCAGCGCCCACGGCCTCTTCGTTTACCAATGTTCCGTAGTTCTCCCTGGCAAACGGATTCGCAAAGATTTCCCCAGACTGAGACTGCTCCGAGAGAATATCAAACAGCACGTTGTTGGGTAGATTCTTCCCCTCCATCCCCAGCAGCTTCTCGATGAAGCCCCGGTCGATGTCCGGCAGATCCACCCCGTTGATCAGTTCGTCCTCAGCCCGTCTCAGGAAATCGTCGGCGAAGTTCTGCGGCAATCCCGCCGCCGCCCGGTCAAGCTGCGACTGCGTGACGGGGGTTCGCCCGGTTCCAGGCAGGCCGCCGATGCCTGAGATTGCAGACTTCCAGGCGTCCGCCGTGGAACGCCCGGCGTCGGACCATGCCCTTGTCGCATCTTTTGCGGCCTGACGGTCCAGGGCGGCCTTGTCCTTTGCCCCCTCTTTTATCGCCGTGGACCAATCACTTACTCCCCACCCGCTCGGAAGAGTAACCGGGTCTCCGTAGCCCTTCGGCATCACGGATGGGCCTTCTGGCTTCCCCTGATTCTGCCAGCCCGCCCCCTCTTTGAATGTGAACACCTGATTGTCAAAAACACGGGACAAGGCCGGTTCAAGAGTGGATAAGGTGTTGCCCACGTTGGCCGTCTCAATGCCCAGCCGGATCATGGCGTAGGCGGCCCGGTCGGTCAACGTTTCCAGCGTTCCCATGCGGTTCAGTAGGGCGGGGGACAGTTCGGCACGCATGGCCGCCTCCCCTAGTTCCAGCACCCCCTCCCTGGCATTCTGGATGTTCGGTACGGTGTCCAGGGCGGAATCGCTGATGCGGCCCCACAGGTCAATCACCTGTTCCAGTTGTTCAATCTGTGCTTGGGTGCCGGGATCCTCCCGCCCCAGGGCCAGCGTCTCACTCTGCTGGGAATTTAGCTGACTGATGCGTTGGGCGAAGCGGTCGGTTTCCTCGTCCTGAGTGCGGTCTCCTAGCACGTCACGGGCGATGACAATCTGGAACTCATTCCAGATCTTGCCCAGGCCGGATAATTCCTCTTTGGTATTCTGGATGGCTACCTTCAGCCGCTCCTGTCCCGAAGCGGCAGTCAGCGCCCCCACGTTGAGCGCGGAGAAGGTTGCTTCCCCCACCTCCAGCATGGCTTGCAGGAATGCCTTACTGTCCTCCATCGTGCCCCGTAATTCACCAAACCGTTCCCGCACTTGGGACGACGAAATACCCAGTTGATCCAGGCGGGCAAAAGACAAGTTGCTGGCAGCCAATGCCATGTTGTCCAGTGCCCCGGCTGTGTCAATTCCCAACACCCGCCCGGCAACGGTGGCAAACTCTGTTACCCGCCCCAGTTCCTGGGCTGTGTCTGCCATGCCCAGGGCTGCCGCACGGTTGGCAATGTTCATAGCGGTGAGCCGGTCGATAGCCCCGCCGCTTGCCCGCTCCACGGCCATTATCTTGGCGTCGGCCATCTCTGCGGAACCGGACAGCAGTTCAAAAGCCACGCTGGTGCGCTGTAGCTCAACGCTGTACTTTGCCATCTCGTTGGCCTGGGTCGCCAGCATCTTGACGCCTTGAATACTGGCATACCCCGCAAGGCCGCCCATCAGCGCCCCGCTCATGCCGCCCAACAAGCTGCCGCTGATACCGCCCCCGGACCCGCCCGCAGCACCGCCGCCCGTGGCCCCGCCCGTCTGCACCTGGACCCGGTTCATTTCCTGCTGGAATGTCTGTTGCATCGTGCGCGCCGCACCCCGGACCTGTTCGGTATCGACGACTACACGGTAGTGAAACTCTCTACTCATGATTCTAAACTCTCAGATTCTTGGAACGTCAGAATCCCGCAGACTGGAACACCCGGTTGAAGTAGTTGCCAAGCGTCCCCTCGATGTCCCGCTCTGCCCGGTTGGACAGGAACGTCACGGGACGGGCGGGCATGTGCCTTGTGCCGCCCTCGTGCCAGGCGGCCCGGTAGTCGCTCGACCCGTACTCCAGTTCATAGCCGGACGTGCGCAGGCGCTGGCGCTGGTCGTGGTCCTGGTTGAACTCCTCCGTGTAGGAACGGAACAGCCGCCCCGTGCGGTACAGGATGGGGCCGCTGCCAAAGCCCTTGCGCAGCCGGTCCCGAATGGTAGCTGGAGCTAAAGCTGCCCAGGCCGGCCCGTCGCCCGCCCGTTGTCTCAGGAAGTTCTCCCCGAAGCCGATGCGCACGACCCGGCCCACGTCCCGCCTCACGGTCACCGTGGGACGGTGTAGCCGGTCCAGCAACTCGATGAAGTCCCGGTGTGCGGTTTGGGTGGCGGTCGTAGCCTGTATCTCTATCATTTCTTCCTGAACTCCTCACGTTGCTTCAGCCGGGCCAGTCGCCGGGACAGGGTGGAGAAGTCAACCAGCATGGCGGCGCTGCCCTCTTCCCTGGACAGCCGCCACAGGTTGTACAGCGACTCGCCCCCCATCCCGCTCATGGAATGCCACAAGACGAACAGGTCCACATTCTCCGGCCTCAGCACCTTCCACTTACCCCGCTCCGCTTCCAGTTGCGCCACGGTGGGCAGGCCAGGCGGTTCTTCGTCCTCCGGGTCAAGCAAGACGGCCAACGCTTCGTCCATCTTGTATCGCTGGGCGTCCAGTTCGTCGGCTATCCGGTCAGCCTCTTCGTCACTATCCGGCTCCCGGCTAAAAAATCCGGCGCCAGGGGCAGGATGCCAGCGTTGAGGGTGTGGGCCGCTTCCGCCCAATGACCGAAGAGTAGCATGGGCATCTCGTAGCACATGCCGTCAATCGTGGTCCAGGCGGCGGGGATGCTGCCCTCCTCCCACACCTCGGACGGCCCCGGCGTCTTGCCGGCAGGGAGGGTGCAAGTCTCAGCGTGGTAGGTGGTGACGTTGCGTTTGTAGTCCGTGGTGCGCTTGACGCTGGCCAGCATCCCCGCCCGCAGCAGCACCGCCCGGCGCAGTCGGCTCAACTCAATCTGTTCGTCCAGGTCGTCGGTCACTTCCCGCCCGGTCTGTTCCAGGAACCACGCCCGCCCATCGTCCCACAGGGTGTCGTAGTGGGCGAAGTCCATGCGGGACAGTTCCCGTGCGGTCACCCGCAGCCAGGACACGTCTGGCAGGGAAGCGACCAGTTCCGCCCGGCGCACGGTCAGGGCTTCCCGTTCCTCTTCCCCCTCTTGGGCCTTCTGCAAAAGTAGCAGATCCACGTCCTGGATCTGCTGCTCAATCAGGCCCCCGTCCTCGTCGGTTGGCAGCCTGAACATGATTTGGATTGGCATAAAGGTTCCTTGATTGTGAATAGGCTGTCCGGTTAACTGCCTGCGTAGCTCGCCAAATCGTTGACCAGCACCACGGTGGACGGCGAACCGGCTACGCTGTCTCGTGCCGTGTAGTTGGCTTCGTAGAGCATCCGTGTGGCCCCGCTCACGTCAAAGGCGGTCATCTCCAGTTCACAGTTGGCATAGGTCCAGGTCAGCGAATACTTGGTCGTGCCAACGAAAGCCCCCGGACTCTGATAGCTCCAGGTAAGGGAACATTCAGGAATCATGATGGTCGGTGCCGCCCCGCCTTCATAGGCAATCTGGCGGAACACGTCTTCGCTGAACACCAGCCCGCCCATTGTCCCCGTGCGTGACCGTCCGCTCTCGGTCAGGGCCGCCCGGTAGATGGAATGCAACTCCTGCTCCTGGTCGTCCAGGTTGTTGATGATGCTCCACTTGTGCGAACGGGGCGTCCCCATTGCGGTCACGGTGGCGCTCGTCAAGGTGAAAGACCCTGTGCCGGGATGGAACAGGATGTCCTTCTCGGCGGTCTGTACTTCTGTCCCGATGGCATCCCCCGGCGTGATGGCGAAGCCGCCCATGTCCACGGCAATCCCGCCGCGGGTGGCGTTGAAGTTGAGGGTAGACGCTTTGGCATCCACCGCCCGCATTCCATAGCGGGCCGTGCCTTCCCCCAGGTATTCCAGCAGGCTGCCGTAGCCAATTTCGTCGGCGTCGGCCTCGGTGAAGGTGTGGGTGTAGGCCCCAACCACAGGGCTATCAGCTACGGTGCTGACTTTGTAGCCGGTCATCAGCAGGGCATAGCCAATCAGGTAGGGACGGGCCAGGAAGGCCGCAGACCACGGCACAATCACGTCCCCCCGTATGGCGGTGGTCTGGTGGATGCTGGGCCGCTCGTGGATGCCCCGGTGTTCGTTTTCAGCACGCAGGATGTTGTAGGCGGGAAGGTTGCGGTGGCTGGAAAAGATCCCCTTGACATAGTTGGCCGCCCCGGTCCCCTTGACGGCCTGGTAGCCCAGGGCAAATGATGCGGTTTCTGTCTTCATGTCTGTTCCTCACTTTTCAGATTCTTGGCCTGGGCTTGCCAGTCCTGGATTTGGTCGAGGCTGGACCCGTCCAGGGTGCGGTCCAGTTCCACGGCGTCTGCGGCGGCCAGTTCGTCCAGGGTGAAGATGCCTAGTTCCCCCAGGGCAAGCGCAATCATCGGGCCGATTCCCTGCACCCGTTGCAAATTCTGCGGGCGGGCTGTTGCGGTACTGGCAACAGGTTCATGCTCGCCCTTCCCGGTACCGCCCTTCCCGGTACCGCCCTTCCCGGTACCGCCCGGTGCAACGGTCCCGAACAGGCCGGAAGCCAGCAGGTGCTCGCCGTCGTCATCTGGCACTTCGTAGGCTTTCCCGTATTCCAGCCGCCCCCGGCTCACCACATGGATGTAGATGTCATACTGGTTCGCCTGTGGGCTGGTGCAGTAGATTACCATGCGTCACCTCGTGCTGTAGATGTTGATTTCCAGCCGACCCATGCCGTACCAGTGGGTGCGGTTGCCCTCCGGCGGCCACACTTCGTGGTCCATCCGGAACGCCCGTGTGTCCTGCACCCTCTCCGTGCCGGCATCGTTGGCCAGGCCGCCCATCCCCACCCGGCCCAAGTAGCTTTCCATCAGCCGGGATGCCAACGTTTTGGCCGCCTTGCGTGCGCCTGCGTAGCTGTCCGCCAGGTAGATGGCCGCCAGGATGTAGGGGTAGGTGTTCTCGCTGTGCTGCAAGCCGTCGTAGTGGGTTTCCGCCTCCATCATTGCCGTCTCGCCGTTGATGATAGCGACCGGGAACGTCCACACCTTCGGCTGCCAGTCAGCCGTGTTGATGACACTGCTCACCCGATAGGGGTCAGTCACCAGACGGGCCGTTTGCAGGTCGGCAGTGAGGGCGGCAAGCCAGTAGGCGTCAATGGCATCCCACAGGGATTCGGCCATCAGGGGTAGCTCCGAAAAGTGCGAGACGCCACGGCGAAGAGGGTGGGTCGGGCGGACAGGCTGGGGGAAGAGGGCGAGAGCAGGGTCGTTAACTCAGACTCGGCCCGTTGTCGCAGCAAAGCCGCCCGTTCCTTCCAGTTCACCTCGGGCCGCTGGTAGCGGTAACCGCCCCCTGGGATGTACTCGCTCTGCATCAGTTCCACGGCAGGGGCCAGGAGTGCAGCCGTCATCAGCACAGCGGCATTCTGGACGACGATCAACTCAGTCCCCGTGCGGCTGGCGGCGTCCGGATCCCGGCGTAGGATCTCCGCCTCCGCCGCCCCCAGGTAGATGTTCAGGGCGATCATAGCGTCAGGCAGTGCCTCAGTCGTCAAAGAACTGTGTAACGCCATGCGGATGGCCGGGTTGAAGGTGCTGTCCAGAATAGCCACGGTGCGCCCCTAGTTGTCAGATCGACTCAGTTCGATCCAGTTGGTGCCGTCGAAGAAGAGAGTCAGGCTGTCATACTGGCCCAACGCCCCCGCCGCCGAAAGCATGGCCGTGCCGCTGTCTGCGATGTTGATGGTCGTGGTCACGGTCGGGGAGGCGTTGAGCAGAAAAAGCGTGTCCCCAGCCGTCACGTAGGACGCACTGGTCGTCAGGGTCGCCGTCACCGCCCCCGAGCTGGTCAAAGGCTGATACGTGCCGGTCGGAGTGATCACCGCCCCATCCGTGACAGCGATGGGCGTCTGCGTGAAGACGTGCACCCAATCCCCCACGTACAGGTTCGTCTGCACGTCAACGTATCCGGCCACTTGCATATTGTTGAACCCGGTCTCACTGGCCCCGCTGGGCGCCACGGAACGGCTGCCCGGTTCGTCCGGCTGCACCCCCACCTCGGCGGCATTGTCGATGACCACGTGAATAGGTTGGCTGCCCTCGCCTGTCGGGATAGACTGGACGCACCCGGCCAGGGCCAGGGCCAGGATCAGGGCGAGGATCACCCCCGCCCGCCCAT